AAAGAGTTCCAGCGTAGAGCCAAAGTAGCAGAGCTCTATCTTAAGGAGCAAGAGATTAACCAGAAAGCATCACAAGGAGTGACAAATGCTAACCAACAAAGAATGGGAGAGTCTATACCAAACAATAGACCAGAAGCTCAGCCTAGTCAACAAGCAAATGCAGGAAATGCAGAAGCAATTAGACGAGCTATGCAAGCCCAAGAGAACCGCCAACAGTAAAAAAGTTGCTGAAAGCTCTTGACTTTTACAAAAAAGTATGCTATACTAACTATATAGTTCAGAGAACCTCACAGAAAGGAGGATAATTCTTTTGGATAAAGAAACAGAAGAATATTATGAAACATATTTCTCTCTGTTCTCTTCAAAAGGTTGGAAGCAACTAATTGAAGAACTTACTGAGAGCTTTGATGCCTTCCGTATAGAAGACATTAAAGATCAGCAAGAGCTTGACTTAGTCAAAGGTCAACGCTTAGCACTACGTAGACTAATTAACTTCGAAACAGCAATACGTAGTGCTTATGATTCAATCTTGGAGTCAGACGATGATTAGACGTTTCGACTTCAAGTGTAATAAATGTAGCCACATTGAGGAACAATGGGTAGATAACTCTGATGAGTTCGCTACTTGCCCTGAATGCGGCGACACAGCACAGCGGATAATCTCTCCGATCTCTACGAAATTTAATGGATTCGGTTGGCCGGATGCAGACGATAAGTGGGCAAGGGATCACGAAAGAGCCGCTAGAAAGTAACATATCCATAATGCTATTATAGCACGGAGTAATAATATGGCAAAATTTATAAGCGAAAGCCAAGACGAAGAACTGAACGACGAAGAAGTACACAACTTCGAAGAGCCTGAAGAGGAAACTCAACAGGAAACTCAAGAAGCCAGTGAACCCTCAGAAGATGCTATCCCCGATAAATATCAAGGGAAAGACATTTCAGAGGTTGTCAGAATGCATCAAGAAGCTGAAAAGTTACTTGGACGACAATCTTCAGAAGTCGGTGAGCTACGAAAGATTGTAGACGACTTCGTTAAGACACAACTCGCAAAAGAAGAACAAGCCCACACTAGCACAGTTGAAGAATCTGTAGATTTCTTCGAAGACCCTGAAAAGGCTGTTGCTCACGCTATTGCAAATCATCCTAAGATTAAAGAAGCTGAAACAATCACTCAGCAACTACGTCAACAGGAAGCATTAGCTAAACTGAAATCCGCACACCCTGATTTCGAAAACATTGCTCGTGATCAAGGATTTGTTGATTGGGTTACAAAATCTAAGTTTCGCATCGAAATGCTTCGAAAAGCGGACAAAGAGTATGATTTTGAAGCCGCTGACGAGCTTCTGAGTAGCTGGAAAGAACGCCAGAATATGGTGGCTGAAGCCGCTAACACAGAAACGAAAGCTCGTAAAGATTCAGTAAAGAAGGCATCAACCGGGAATACAAAAGGGTCTGCAGAAGCACCAAGTCGAAAGATTTATCGCCGTGCTGATATTATTAAACTCATGCAAACTGACCCAGACCGATACATGTCACTAGCAGAAGAAATTCGCAGTGCCTATGCAGAGGGAAGGGTTCGCTAATAGCCTTATAGGAGACTACTCATGGCAACTGCAACTTATCCGGGAGCAGGAGGCTTTACCGCTAAAACTGAAGCGGCAACCTTTATCCCAGAACTTTGGTCCGACGAAATCGTTGCGGCCTACAAAAAGAACTTGGTTCTTGCGAACCTCGTTAACAAAATGCCTATGTCAGGCAAGAAGGGTGACACTCTTCACATTCCTAAGCCTACTCGTGGCGATGCAAATGCGAAAGCGGCTGACACTGCGGTAACCATCATTGCAAACACTGAATCAGAAGTTCAGATTGCAGTTAACAAGCACTACGAATACTCTCGTTTGATCGAGGACATCGTAGAAGTTCAGGCTCTCGATAGCCTTCGTCGTTTCTACACAGACGATGCTGGTTACGCATTGGCTAAGCAAGTTGACTCTAACTTGTTCAACCTTGGTCTACGCTTCGGTGATGGCTCTGCAACAGAAGCTGAAATCGACGGTACATTCACTCCAGACGCTTGGGAAAACTCAAACGCCTACTATGTGAACGGCGCTTCAGGTATTGCTACATACGCTGATGACACAATGGAAGACACAGATGCATTTACTGATCTTGCTTTCCGCCAACTCATCAAGTTGATGGACGATGCTGATGCACCAATGGACGGACGTTTCTTCGTCATTCCTCCTTCAGCCCGTCAGACAATGCTTGGCATTGATCGCTACGTTTCTTCTGATTTCACTAATCAGCAAGGCGTACAGAACGGCTTGATCGGTAACCTGTACGGTGTTGACATCTATGTGTCTACAAACGTACCTGTCATCGAAACAGCTACTCAGAACACTGCTACTACTTCAGTACAAGACACTCGTGGTGCTATCTTAGCACACCGTGACACAATGGTACTTGCAGAGCAAATGGCTGTTCGTTCACAGACTCAGTACAAGCAAGAATACCTTGCTAACCTCTACACTGCAGACACTCTGTACGGTGTACAGGTACTGCGTCCTGAAACTGGATTTGTATTGGCATTGCCATCCTAATCTAGTCTTGGTTAGCCCCTTCGGGGGCTTTCCTCTTTTCATTGTTCCCTACCAAAACAGGAATGGAAGATGCCTACTCAAATCCTCATCAAGAAATCTACTACTGCGTCCGCAGTTCCTACCACTTCTGACATCACCACTGGCGAACTTGCTGTCAACACAGCCGACAAACGTCTATTTACAAACAACAGTGGTACAATTGTAGAACTAGGTATTAATCCTTCCTCTGTGACTACAGGAGCTATCACAGCTTCTTCAGGTACAGTCTCAGGCAACTGGACAGTCTCTGGTACTCTGACAGTCGCTACGCCTTCTGGTGATACTGATGCGGCCTCTAAAGCCTATGTTGATACAGCAGTGTCCAACCTTGTTGATGCGGCTCCGGGCGCTCTCGATACCCTGAATGAGCTTGCGGCGGCCATCGGTGACGATGCAAACTTCTCAACAACCATCACAAATTCCTTAGCAACTAAACTCAACCTCTCTGGTGGTACAATGACCGGAGATATTGTATTAGGTGCTAACAAGATTACCTCTACAGCTACACCGGCCACTGACGATACACTGACACGCAAAGGCTATGTAGACTCTATCTTAGGCTCTGCTACTGCGGCGGCTACATCAGCGGCTAATGCGGCCACAAGTGAATCTAATGCCGCTACTAGCGAAACCAATGCGGCTACCTCTGCTAGCAATGCAAGTACATCAGAAACCAATGCCGCTACTTCAGAGACTAACGCAAGTAATTCTGCAACCTCTGCTAGCAACTCAGCATCAGCGGCATCTACATCAGCCTCTAATGCGGCTACATCAGAGACTAATGCACTAAACGCATACGATAGCTTTGATGATCGTTACCTAGGTGCTAAAGCCTCTGCTCCTACACTTGACAATGATGGTGATGCCCTGATTGCCGGTGCTCTCTATTTCAATACCACTGACGATAAGATGCAGGTGTATTCTGGCTCTGCATGGGGTGACGTATCTCCAACAGCTACATCAGTCACAGAAGCACAGATCAGTGACCTAGGAACTACGATTGTCCTTGATAGTGACATTGGTGTTACTGTGCAAGGCTATGACGCTGATACAGCCAAGACTGACACAGCACAGACCTTCACAGCCGATCAAACCTTTAGTGATAATACTAAAGCCATCTTTGGTGCGGGGTCGGATTTACAGATTTATCATAGCGGTACAAATAGTTATGTCAGTGATCAAGGAACAGGTACATTATATCTTTTAGGCACTAATTTAACTTTAGCTGATTCTGACGGTAATGGTTATATCCAATGTATTGATAATGGTACTGGCGGCGAAGTTAGGTTACGCCATAACGATGCTATTAAACTCGCCACAGCATCGGCAGGAGTCGCTGTCACTGGACGAGCAACTGGTACGCTGACCACAGACAACGATCTGTCGTTTGACATGAACGCATCTAACTACTTCAAATGCACACCAACAGGCAATGGCACACTGACGTTCACAAACATCACAGCA